GACCCCGATTTCCGCCAGTTGTTCCAGGGTGCGACGTCGGCCAATCAGGTGTTCCGCCGCGGCATGGTGAACGACTTCCTGGGGCTTCGCTTCATCCCGACCAATGAGACCTTCGTGCAGGCCCATCCGACGCTGAGCAACCAGATCGTGCGACGGCCGGTCATCTGCGGTGCCGGCGCGTTGGTTGAAGGCGACTTCGCGGGCATGGCGACGGCCGATGTGGTTCCGGCCGACTCGATCGTGTCGGTCGTAAATGGTGTGGCGATGGTGACGCGCGAGGCTATTGATCGGTTGCAGCAGATCGTCGCGCAGTCCTGGTACTGGATTGGCGGCTTCTGCGCTCCTTCGGATACCACGACGACGCCGACGACGATCCCGACTGCTACGAACGCGGCTTACAAGCGCGCCGTCGTGGTCGAGCATATCGGCTGAGGCTAAGCCGCCCGGAACAGGTCGGTGTCCTGGGCAAGCGATCGTACAGAATGCGGCGACGTGTTTTCAATCTAACGGGCGACGCACGATGTCACTTTCCGAGACCGAGCGGACCGATGTACGCCGGCACTGTGGGTATCCGCCCTCCGGTGCCGGACGTACCGCGTCCATGGGCGCCACGGGATCAACTTCCTGGGGACCGCTCGAATTTCGCATGAGTAACCTTACCACCAGCGAAACTGCGGTGGTCAGGCGCTACCTGGGAACCCTGACGGTCCTGGAGCACGCCGTGCCTAGAACGAGCGAGAACCTCGACACCGAGCAAGCCGCGGCATGGACCCACAACCGCCATGAGATCCGCGACCGTCTGCGGCTGCTAGACGAGTGGCGGCGCCGCCTCTGTCAGTTCCTGGCGATCCCTCCAGGACCCGGTCTCGGCTCCAACGGCATAACCTGGGTCATGTGAATGGATTCGCGCTTCCTCAAGGACCGGGTCGCTTGGGCGAGTAACCTGACTGCTCGGCGGATCGGTACGCTGACCGACGCATTTCGCCCAACGAGTTGGAATGCCCCTCTCGCGCTCCGCAATCGCTACCTGCGTCTCCATGCGGCCTTCAGCGCGACGCCAACCGGCTTCGGGCAGGTGAGCGGCTATGGCAATGCGGTCTGTTACGGACACTTCGATTTCGCTTACACACGCAGCGGCGACTACCTCGTCCAAGACGGCGCGATCTACTTCATTGCGTCGCAGGATTCGATACTGCCTGCTGTCTGCGTCCGAACGAACCGTCGCCTGACCTTCCGACGGCCATCCGGACCAACGGGCATCGGATCAAATGGTTATGGCGGTCTGACGTCCGAAGGGCTGCAAACAATTCTCGACGACTGGCCGGCCAGCGTGCTTGGCATGGCCACCGGGGGCACACCCTGGGCGGGGCTGCCGCTTGATACTGCTGTTCCGCAATGGACCGTATTGATGCCATGTCTGGAAGGCCATCTGGTTCGCGCGGCCGACCTGGTAGAAGGGGACGACGGCTTGCGCGGCGTCATTGTGGTTGCCGAGCGAAGCGCGCTGGGCTGGCGCATGACGGTACGACAGGTGTCTACCTGATGGCTGACCTGGCTGACGTGGAAGTAGCGATTGTCAGTACGATCGTCACAGCCGTCTATCCGGCGGGTACTGAATCGGACAGCGTGATCGGTGCCAACTGCCGGGTCTATCGTGGCTGGCCCAATCCGACCGCGCTGAACAATGACCTGCTGTCAGGGGTCGTGAATGTATCGGTCGCGCCTGATACGGATATCGGGCGTACAACCACGCGCTTCGCGCTCTCGTGGTCGACGCCGGGACAATCAGAAGACTTGGCCTGGTCTGTCGTTGGAGAGACTGTAGCGCTCACCGGAGAGCCCACGCCAGGCCAGGTAACCGGCTTGCTGGTTGACGGTCAGACGTTCGTCCATCCCGTGCGCGATGGCGACACCGTGGAAATGATCGCGGCCAACCTCGCCGCAATGATCCGCTCGTCGCGGGTGGCGACACTCGACGGCAATACGATATCGATACTGGGTGCCCACAGCGTCGTGGCGCGGGTCGTTACGCCTGGCGTCACACACACCGAGGTCAGGCGACAGGAACGCGACACACGTGTCGCTTGTTGGTGCGCCAGCCCGTCTGTGCGTGACGCAATCGGGCGGGAAATAGACGCTGCGTTGGCCCGCTTGCCGTTTCTAGCGCTGTCGGACGCAACAGCGGCGCGCGTCATCTACAAGGGCACAACGGTCTACGATCAAGCACAGAATTCACTGCTTTACCGGCGCGATCTTGTCTACACCGTAGAGTATCCCACGACAAGCGCGGAGCAGTTACCGGCAATGCTATTTGGTACACTGGGGCTGAACGAAGCAAAGTTCACGGCCTAAGGAGTTTCTTCCGTGCAATATATCTTGGTCGTGACGCGCCCCTTCGGGCCATTCCGCCGGGGCGATGTGATCAACGACGCTGTCCTCATCACGCAGATCATGGCAGGTGAAAACGCAGCTTCCGTTGTGCGTGTCTCCACCGCTATTCAACCTGGAGCGTAAGCGCAATGCCCGTCGTACCACGCGGTTCGATCAATACGACCGCCCTGGTCGTACCTGATCTGTACGTTCAGATCACTCCACCGCAGAACCTGATCCTGAATGGGGTTCCCACTGACGTTGTTGGTATGGTCGGGACCGCCAGCTGGGGTCCGGCGAACCAACCTGTGATCGCCGGGACTATGAGCGACTACGCCCGGGCCTTCGGCCCGATCATGCCGCGAAAGCACGACCTCGGTACGCAGGTAGCGACCGCGGTTCAGCAGGGCGCGCAGAATTTCCGCTGTGTTCGTGTAACTGACGGAACGGATACTGCCGCACAGGCCAGTGTCCCGGGCACGACGGCGCTCTTTACCGCGATCCATACCGGCTCACTGGGCAACACGATCAGCGTCGCCTTGGACCCGAGTTCGCGACCTGGCGCATGGCGCCTGACCGTATCGATGCCCGGCCGCCCGCCGGAGGCATTTGACAGTCTGACTGGGACCGGCGCTGCCTTCTGGCAGGCGCTCGCCGTGGCGGTGAACGCCGGCCAGGGGCCACACCGTGGCCCATCGCAGATGATCGTCGCCAGCGACGGGGGCGCAATCGCGGAGCCCGCTTCGTTCAGCATCACGCTAGGCACCACCGCCAGCGGGACCGATGGAGCGGACGGTGTCCTCGGCAGCCACCTGGTCGGCACCGATGTCGCGCCGCGGCGCGGCATGTACGCACTGCGGGGTCAGCGCTGTGGGATCATTGTTCTGGCCGACTGTGACGACGCGGTCACTTGGACCACTCAGGCCGGCTTCGGGATCCAGGAAGGCGCGTATGTCATTCTGACGACCCCAGCCGGCGATCAGATCGCCAACGCGACGACGACAAAGCATCAGGCTGGACTGGACAGCTATGCCGCCAAGCTCATGTTTGGTGACTGGCTCTGGTGGTCGGATCAGACCAACGATGTCGTGCGCCTGGTGTCCCCTCAGGGCTTCGTCGCCGGGCGCCTCGCAAACCTGTCACCCGAGCAGTCCAGTCTGAACAAGCCGCTCTACGGCATTGTCGGCAGTCAGAAGTCAGGCACTCCCGGCAGTGGCGAGGTGGCCTCCTATTCCTCCGCCGAACTCGCGGCATTGCTGGAAGCCGGGATCGACGTCGTGTCCAATCCGCAGCCTGGTGGATCGTTCTGGGGCGTGCGCGGCGGGCACAACTCGGCATCTGATCCAGCAGTAAACGGGGACAACTATACCCGACTCACAAATTTCGTTGCGGCGACGCTGGCAAGCGGAATGGGACGCTATGTCGGTGCTCTGATCAATGTCGATCTGTTCCGTAACGTCCGGGCAACACTCCTTTCATTCCTGCAGGGCATGTTCGGTCAGGGCCTGTTGGGGAGCGTCGACGGTTCTCTGCCATTCAGTGTCGTCTGCGATCGGTCCAATAACCCGGCGTCGCGTACGGGGCTCGGTTACGTTCAGGCTGATGTGCAAATTCAGTATCAGTCGATCAATGAGAAATTCATCGTCAACGTCGAAGGCGGCCAGACCGTACAGGTAGCCCGCCAGACGCTGCCGTCCGGCCAGGCTGGCTAGGCCGAGGAGAATGTCCATGTCCGTCACGGCTTTTTCTATCGGGCGAGATACCCAACTCGTCGTCATGGGCCCGAATGGCCGCGTTGACCTCAGCCACGTCGTCGGCTTCGAAAGCCGGCAACTCACGCAATCCGTGAGGGTCAGCCGGATCGACGGCACTCAACTGGGTGCGGAACTCCCCCGTGGCTGGGAAGGAAGTTTTGAGGTCGAGCGAGGCAACTCCGTTCTGGATGATTTTGTCGCCGCGCTCGAGCAGAGGCACTACGATGGGGCCATGCCAACGCCTTCCACTATGTATCAGTACGTCACCGAAGTCGACGGCGCCCTCTCGACCTACCAGTACGACGGGGTCGTCTTTCGACTGGCAAATGCTGGTTCCTGGAAAGGTGACGCCGCGGTCAAACAGAAGCTGGAATTCTATGCGTCTCGGCGACGGAGGGTGTAAGTGACACCAACGCAGCAACTCCTTGCCGACGTCGGCCGCACGCAAACGTTGCGTGATAGACTGGGACGATCCATCGTTGTGCGCCGTCCGACGGCACTCGACACGCTGCGCTTACTGAAGGCCGCCGGCCCAGCCTTGGCCCAGAACCAGCCGTGGCTGTCCATGGCGATGCTCGCCATGGCAGTGACTGAGATTGATCAGCTACCCGTGCCGAGCCCAATCAGCGAAGCGCAGATAGAGGCAATCGTGGAGCGGCTTGGTGAGGCCGGCCTGGACGCAATAGCAGCGGCTCTTGATGACCCCGAAGCTGACGCCAGTACGGAGCCGGGCACCGATGTGGGAAACTCGCTCGGCACCCTGTCCTGACCGACTGTCTCTACTTGGTCCGGAACGGGGTGCCGTTCGATGTCGCCTTCTCCCTGCCTCATGATCTGCGCACCGCCTTTGTGGTCTGCCTTGGAACCCTGGATGGTCGAGAGTTTGACTGGGACAGGTCGTCATGGCGCTAGATCAGTCTCTC